GTCGTGTTCGATAGCCGAATGACGTAGTAGTCCGTAGCAGTAGCAAGGCCAGCAGGTAGCGTGGTCGTGGTCGTCAGTCTTACCCGCGTTCCGGTGAGAATATTGCTTGGAATATTCGCCGAACTCGTCCAGGTGCAAGTATCCGTTCCAGCATCAGCCGTGAATGTGTCCGACTGACCAAGGGTGTTTGTCGTAGCCTGTGCCGTAGCCGTTGTGACCGTTGTGACTCGGTAGAACCCTACGACATCAACAAGTGTGACCGTAGCCGGAACTACCGTTGCCGCTGCACTGACTGCCGAACCGTTCAAAAGGTGCTTCTGGTATGTCGGCTGTACGTTCCCGCCATGCGGTAGCGCCGCCGCGCTTGCCGTGTTGTCTTTTACCGCTTGGAATGTGAGGTTCGCCCCGGTATCGAACAACGCATCAGCGCCAGGATTACCCGCACCACGAAAAAGCGTGTGCCACTCGTTAGCGACCGCCGCCGCCGTGGGGTTGAAGTTCTTACTCCACATGGATCTAAACGTCTGTCCGTTCGACAGAGCGTTTACGATTTGATCGACCGATGAAAAGCCAGGCATAAGCGTGTCCTAATTATAAATACACTTGATATAGCCGTAGATAGTAGCGTTCGCCGCTGATCCCGTACTGAGAACCAATAAACCTAAAAAAGCGTCATCATAAATTTGGGGCGTTGATAGCTCGTGCATTAAAAAATCTTTCTCTACGAAAATCCCCGCTTCCTGCATCGAGAACTGCGCGAGCGGCTTCACGAGCAGTAGAGAGAACAATCCCACGTCTGTTCCGAGCATCGTCACCGATTCAACCGACCTAACGCCCGTATCGCCGCTTTGAAGCCCAATGAACGGATTGGCAGAGTTCACAGTTGCTTGAGCAGAGGTCACTATGTTCCCCGTTGTCGTGACAGCGTTCTGTCTTACAATTTGAGAAGTGCGCCCTGATACCCCGTCTTGATTCGTGTAGGTGACAAAGAACTCTTGCCCACCGGATCTAGCTGCAACTGAAACCGCTAACATCTGGACGCCAGCACCGTCAGCATAGCGAGGAAGGGTGAGGGTATTATCCAAGGGCTGCGTGTCTGTCGTGCCCTCGTCAATCGACGGATAGTAGAGAAGATAGTCGCAGATGTGAACGCACGTGGGGACCAGCGCCGTTCCGTCCGTTCTCACAGTGATTCCTCTCAAATACTTTTTGAGCGGTGAGACGTTTGGCCCATGCGGAAGTCCGCCATCGTCCGACTGAGTGACTACTTGCGCAATGCCAGGAGTCGCATCAAACCAGTACTTCGGAGCAGGGAACCCCGGAGCACTACAGAAGTCGGACCACACGCCTGCAAAAGTCGGAAGGGTCTTTCTAAAAGTGCCCTGATACCTCCGACCCTCAAGCTCTGAGTCAACGACCTGTTTGATATTCGCAAGCATTAGTCAATAACCACATCCAATTCGCCAGTGTTAAACTGAGGCTGAATCCCCGAGGAGATAGACAGCGAAGCGGAGAGCGCACCCTTCACGATAATCTGACCCGCTCCGTTCTGAGTGGTGCAGATAGAGAAGTGAGTTGCGGTAGCACTTCCACCGGAACAGAGAGGGAACTGAAGGAGTGCAGCGTTACTTGCCGTGTTGCCGCTAACCGTGAAGCCAGTTGTGCGGCTTACCGATACGCCATCGTAGCCAGTGTATGAAATTTCGTTAGTGACCGCCGTTCCTGCCTCACCTGGATCGGAGCTGTGTAAGCGAACAAAGAAGTTCGCGTTGCTCGCCCAGCTTGGAGCCGTGGAATCAAAGATATAAAGCGCTAAATCATTCTCAGTGGTGTTACTTGCTGACATAGTTCATCCTTAAACTGTCACTTCTGGTTCATCTTGAATTTGCCCGACCTTCATCCCCGTTATGGGATCTGTAGAGAGCATCACCCGTTTTTTTGATGACTGTCCTGGCATGTTGATTGTGAGCGCGATCGGTGATTGCGAAGCCGCTTCGGAGGTTTTTGGAGCGGCAGTCATTCCAGGCGTTCCCCCGGAGGCAATCTCAGAAAGAAGGCGATCTGACTCTATTTGAGCCTTGGCTTTTTCCGATTCAATCTTGAGAGCAATCTCTGTTTCCTTGATGACCATCGCCCGACTCTCAAGGTCTAGCTGCACTTGCCGCGCCTGCTCTTCGAACATCTGCTGTCTTGCCTTGAGTTCAAGCTCACGGGATTTCAGCTCAGCATCCATCTGATTCTTCTGGATGTTTGGATCTGGTGGAGGCGGCTCCTGTGGTGGAGGTGGTTGCATTGCTTGTTGCACAACGCTGTCCATCGCCTGTTCAATCGAGAACTCAAGCTGACGCCCACCCCGGAAGGTGCGAACGTGGAACATCAGCATTTCTTTAAAGAGCGGAGCAATCGACGGCATTTGCTGGATACCGGCCATCGCCTTGTCAATGAACATGGAGAATGCTTCTAGGGCTTGATTGCGTCTCTGAGCTTCTGCGTCCTCGTCCATTGCGACCATCGAATCAGTCTCGATGTCGATCTTATACTCCCGCATCTTGTCGTCGCGGAGAGCTTGAAGGGCTTCCGGGAACATCTGCTGCAATTCGGGAGCGAAGGAAGAGAGATTGATGATTGCTGCTATCTTCTCGTCGCTAAACTTCTCGAGAGCCAGCTCGGTCATGATGCGGAGCAAGTCTCGAGCAAACTTCTGGACTTTCCGCTGTCGTGGAGCGAGTCGAAGCGTTGCAAACTGGCCTTTGAGCTGCTGCGCTGTAGCGGTTTCACTCGGTGCGGTATGGCCTCTGATAATGTCAGAGATACCGGTTATCTCGTAGATCTCAGCCTTCAGGTCTTGAATCTGCTGATTCAGGATTTGCAGCACCTTAACCATCGGCTCGATGGGGAGGAAGTCTGTCTGACCCGCGATACCCCCGGACTGTCCAAAGTCCACGAAGTTCTTAATGGGGATCATCTCGTTCTCAGCGGCATCCTTCAGGAGCGATTTAAGCTCGGGATGTGCGGAGTTGTAAGCGCCTACGACGCGAATAGCGGAGATTAGAAGCTGTCGCCGGTGAACGGCTAGGTCTAGCTGCTCCGCTTGCTCCTGGTAGAAACAGTAGTCTCCAATCGGCACGAGAGAATCATTCGTAGTCGTAGCGTAGAGAGGCTCAGGACATGGGAAGAAGTTAGCGAGGCCAAGGAAGTCCTCTTTCTCGTCTAGAAACTTCTCGGTATCGCCGTTAAGCTGGAACCAAAAGACTTTCTTTTCGTTCTCATCCCAAAGCTCAACGATGTCAGCCTTATCGCAGTGCTTACCTTCGCGGTCGCCCTTATCCTTGTCCGACTTGTCGAACTTGATAATGTCTTTGGCTTTCTTCCCGAAACGCTTCTCGGCGTCTTTCCGTTCAAGCTCAACTACCCGCCAGCGGATTTTTGTCTTGTCGTAAGTGACGGCATTGGAATGTCCGAATCTGTTCCAGGGAACGTATTCGCAGGTAACTTCCTCATCCTCTACTGAGTCGATTGGATTTCCTTCCTCATCAAGTCTGGGCTGTCCGTCATCTTCGAGGATTGGGCCTCCATAGGTCGCCTCATATCGCGCCCAGGGAACCGCTCGGCCTGGAAGGAGAAGATCCTCAACGCAGGCTTGAACTGTGCTTTCGTAGCAAGGCTGATTTGCCATGCAGTGCCCTACTCGCTCGGCAATCTCGGCCATGAAGCGACCAAGGGCGTCAGGGTCTTTGAATTTACGCTCACACACAACGCCAGGAATACGAGAGAAGAGAGCAGGAGAGAGTGTCTGAACGTTTGACCACAGGATGCTGTATCGGCCATCTGACCAGATCTTTTTGCCCGACGTTACCCCTTTGGAGTCGTCTCGGTATCGCTTTACTATCTCCTTTCCACGGTCGAGAAAGCCCTTAAAGTCGGACTCGTAGGCAGAAATGATCTCTCTGTATTCTTTTGGCGTCATCGTTACTTTATGAAGCTAATGTGAAGGCTAAAAGTAATGTCTGATGTGCTGGCAAAGGTTGGTGTTGAGTCGGTGAGGAACACACCATAAAGCATCGGCGATCGGCTATTGAGTCGAAAAGCCTTGGATATTTCGCCGACATGACAAGCGCCGCTTGCTGCGAAATTGGCGCAGTTTGCTGCTGCTACTGGAATGATAGCGAATATCTTACCGAGATCGCTGTCGTTTAGAGTGAGCGCCGCTTTGTTGGCAAATGATGTATTTGTCGGATCGGCATCAAACAGGAACAAGGTTCCGGTGAGGTCTCTTGTGTCTCCTGCTTTGTCGGCAATCGTAACGCCGAGAACGTATCCTGAGAGGAGATCTGTTCGTGGTAGAGGAAACGAGAGCTTTCCTCCTACTTGATCGGCAGCGGTATATGCTGACGAGGCGGTGAGTGAGGGAGTCGTGGAACTCGATGCGGTATCCGTTGGCCCGTCAGCGAGTGCAGTTGATGCAATAAGTAGAGAGAGAAGTAGTTTTTTCATAAAAGCCCCATTGAGTGAAGAGTTGCTGAAATTGCTGATGCGCCCCCCGAACCGCCGGAGGAGGATGAGCCGATGGTCGGCCACGAAGCCCGGTAGCCCTTAGCTAAACAGTTTGTGGCCGTTGGTAGTGACTGAGCATTGAGCGTTGGATCTTCGATGAACGAGTTTACGTCACGGCTAAATGTTGAACGCCATGAGGTAAGAGTATGTTGCGAGCCTACGCTCCCCCGTCCACCACAGGTTGAGTCTCCGTTATTAGAGGTATACTCGGTAAAGGGGTCTCCCGTGGCGGTAGAGTAATAGCAGTTATTATCGAACTCTATTTGGGGGCTGAATGTAGTTCGAAGCGAATCCGGCCCGTATACATCAATCGAGACAAACCCCTTCTCAGAGCCAAAAGCCGCTTGGGTCATTATGCAGATATTCCCCTCCGCCGAAATCACCCCACCGCCGCCGGTGTAATCCCCTGAGCACCTGTCAGCCGCTAGCGTCTCCGCGACGTTGTATGTCCTATGAGGCACGAAGTTGAAGCAGCGGTGGTTGTCGCCAGTGGAAGCTCCACAGGTATTGTTGTTAAATACCGACTCTCCAAAGTAACCAGTGCCTCCATTGTTGGCGTAGTTGAGGCATGTCCCAAAGTGCTGAAACAGAGGAGCCCCGGACTCCGCCCAATTTAGAATGAGGTTGTTTGATATGTTCGCATTTCGTGCGTTATTCGAGATCCCGGTGACTACGTTTCGGATATAGTTTCCTCGGATTCTGAACGATGAGCCATATCCGGCGTGTTTTACCTTAATCCCATTCCCGACACGGAAGGAGTTATCAATGATGTTTGCTTCGATCTCGGTCAGAACGCCGCGATATACATCAATTCCGTTGGTGTTCTGATCTACGCAGCCATTGGTTTCCTGAGTGTCGCATCCATCAGCAATATGGTTCCACTTCACCCAACCATAAGAGCCCTGATCAACCTTAACTGCCGCTAAGTTGTCGTTATCGATCCCATCATAGCTATGCAGGTAGTTGTCTGTGACTCGAACATTCGCCGAGCCGTCATAAACCAAGACAGGAACGCCCTCACCGGTATCTTGTCCATCGTATTCAATGTGATCGATCGTCCAGCCATCTGAGCCATCTATGTAAATACGATGACACATGCTTGATCCGGCCCCGCAATTCGCGGTGGAGTCTCCTATTTGTATAAGGGCAGTTTCGCCTGGATACCCAAAAACTCCGCAACGATTAGTAGAGCAGTCGATATTAACAACTCTGAGGTGGCTTCGTTCGCTTCCAGTCAATAATGCGCTGTATGTTCCACCCCTCAAGACGGCGCAAAAACCATCCGCGGGAGTGTATCTGGTTCCACTAAACCCCTGACTAATTTTCGTAAGATCGCGCCACGGATTACCAGCGGAACCATCCCCGGTGGTGTTGTTCCCGGTATCGTCAAAATACTTAACGTCAGTGCAAATCTGATCGGAGAAGCGTTTCTGATCTCCAGTTGGTGCCCACGTTGAACTAGTGCAGGCCGTGTAACCTGTGCCATCAGCTTTGCAAGTTCTCCATTCACCAGCGCCGCAGCCCTTGCCCGTGGACACACCCGGACGAATTGAGAAGTCCGAATCGTCGCAGTCACCCTGTGCTGTGGTGTAGAGGTCAGCGTCAGCATCCTGGCCTGAACAGAGAGCCGTTACGGTTCCGTCTCTACTCGTATCGCGGCCACACCCGAAATCGGGCGTAGGCGTTGGTGTTGCCGTGGGGGTCGGAGTCGCTGTGGGCGTAGGCGTAGGAGTTGCCATACTCGCATAGTTGAGAGGCCCGATTTCCCATGCTCCGGTACGAGTGGTTCCGGCTTGGTCCACGCTAAATGCGAACGCAGCGTCGGCGCTCAAGTCTACCCCTGCATTGATCGCGTTTGTGTCCGCAGCGTCTAGGTTAAAGTCTCTACCGGCTTCATTGACGAACGTGACGGCCTTCGACCGAAAAGAAACGTCGGGCGAGCTGGTATCTTCAGATATATTGTTCGATGTGGTGAGGTTGCTGACAACCAGGTCGCGCTGGTAATCCCCAGCGTTTCCATTCATCGTGTTATTTTTGAAGTTTAGAGTATCGTTCCCACCGTCGGCGTAGATGTAGAACCCGCGATTGCTGCACCCATAAAGCAAGTTATTGTAGACGTTAACGGTCTCGTTAGAGCCGCCAGTTCTCGCGCCAAGACAGACATCGCTGAAGTCATAAATGAGGTTGTTAATGAAAGAGACCTTACCGGAGCCCCCCGTCATTCGAATCCCATAGTGGTTAATTGTCGTTGGCGGAGTGCTTAAGCACGTACCAGAGCAGCGCACTATAAGCCCCTCGAAGCGGATATCGGAGGTTGAGCCGGTGACATTCTCTGTCAGTATCCCTGCGTGCTCGTTCGAGTCAGCGCCGCCAGTTTGTTCAATCTGAAGATTTTGTATTCTTATGTGCTCATCTTGCACGCGGAGCGCCGCTGTCGTGTTTGATGATGAGAGCCGATAATGGGAGGTGCTCCATTGTCCGGTGGCGCTACACCCGTCTCCCTTACCTGAGTCGCAACGAAACTGCACATATCGCGTTGCATCTGTCGTCTGGCCGTTAATCGTAACTGCTGTCGTGTCAGCCGTGGTTCCCGCCATGAGAACATCAATCACGACGTTCGATGACACCAGATTCGGATAGTCTGCCGTGATGTCAGATTCGGCGTTTTGCCACGACGTGTAAGCCCCCGCCGCACCAGGAGACGCCGCGCAAGTGGATGCGGTTCCGTCACCGTTGTTTGCGCAGTCAGTATCGACGTATCTCGTAATCGTCGTCTGCGCCTCCGCACTTTGGACCTGCGCACCGAGAAGAAGAAAACCGTAGACTAAAACCGAGAGAAAACCTCGATATAAGTTTGGGTAGTCCGTTTTGTTCTTCTGGGTGGCAGGTGAGATCATTGCTTTAGCCGCGCTTCCATCGACTCGAACTTCCCTTCGAGCTTGGCGATCCGACGCTCCTGTTCAGGCAGGATCTCGGCGTGTGTGTGTATGGTGTTTTCGAGCTTAGAAACGGTGCCATCGAGGCGATCCACCGTGCCGCAAAGCTTGTCGAAGTGCTTGCTCATCATCCAGGCGAACTTGACCAAGCCAATGAGGATCGACGCGGCAAATAGGATCGTTTGACCCCAACTGTGGATCTCGGCGTTCATTACTTCTTCTTATTCAAAAGCCGTCCGAGGAGTTCCCCGCCGACTGTGGAAATAAGTGGGCCGCCAAAGAAGAGCGCCGAACCGACGATAATCTCAGTATTTGCATACGCCGCTTGGTCAACTACCTCTTGCCCAACGATGCCCATGCTAACCAGCACAGCACCCGCACCAGACAGCCCGTGTCGAAGCGAACTCTTTATAAACTCTGCAAATGGATTCATTTCTTTCCTCACTTTGTTGTCGAATCGCTGATAGCCGTTCTTCTCTCGAAGGATATCTGCGACCGTCCTACTCATCTGAAACTGCCAGCCCTAAACGCCGGGTTTACGTTCGCAACAGCGCGCCCGTTGACTCGTAACTGGCAAACATTGCTGCCCGAGATTCGTTTTGCTTTTTCTGCGATGAGGTAGCCCCAATCGGAGCAGTAGTAGCGATAACCACCACCCGTGAATGAACCAGCGTAGGTGAACGCGCCTACAACCTGGCCGCTCTTCGTGGTGAGTTCTATTTTGGCTTTACTGACTGGCATAATGAGCACAGGTTTTCCGGCTCGTGGCTCGGGTGGAACGGTGTGCTGGTCGGCGTGTGACTTGAAGATGTAGCCCTTCGGTAGTTTTGTTCCCACTCCTGACGAAGTGCTGAGATATATAGCTGAGTCGATATATCGAGAGGTTGGGAAGGCTTTTCGTTGTGGGCGTGGGGTTGAGTCGGTGAGTGTTTTTCGTCCATTGCACTGAGGGAACCAGAGGTAAAAGGTCTCTGCTCGAGCGAATTTCTTTTTATCCGCCTCTACGTCTGAATCAAAACAGCTCTGCCCGTCGTAGCTCCACTCGTAGCGCCCAGACAAAGGACGCTCCTTTGACCCGTGAATCTCGTTCACTTCACCTGGGAGGGCTTGCCCACCACCACCCGACCAAAGGGAGTTCACATAGGTCACACCGGCTGGCATGTAGCGCATGACGAGATCGCGCACGGCCTTGGCTTCTCTGACCTTGAGTGGATGCTCGCAGTAGCCCGACACTCGGCAATCAACGCGGCCAACATAAGGCTTGAGAAAAGCGCCAACCCTTTGCGCCTCTCTCTGGATTCGTCGCAGATAATCTCTATCGGGCTTGTGGCCAGCGTTATCGGACCAATAAAGGTGGATACGAACGCGAGGGCAGCGGCCTGCGTCTAAGACTAATTTGATTGAGGGAAGAGCATCGCCGAAGGTGTTTGAGAATGCGCCGAGAGCGAACCCGGCGGGATGCTCCGCTGCTGCGAGCCTGCCATATTTGGCTATACCAAGATGATCGAGCCCGAACATGCTTCCTTGCTTGCTGGTCGCAAGGAATACAAGGAAAGCCGCACCCATCCGTAGGTTTGGCTATCCACCACTCCCTGCATTTGGTTCTTCCTGAACGCCCTGCGGAATTGTGTATGTACGAAAGGATCTCAAAAAGAAAGTTATTTTTAGCGCCAAGCGGTCTTCGGTCTACTGAAATGCTTATCAAGAATCTCATGGGCTTTTGGTAGAGCAGTGCTGATGACTTCTGGCTTTTGTTCTACCTCAACGATAGGCCGCGCCATGTTTCCATAACGGTCAGCATCAGGGGCGTGATCCTCTCCCTCGGTGTCACAGTCATTGGGATTGTGCGGGTCGTGTTGGAGACTCGGTAGGGTGCGGATGATGTGTGTGCAGGTCTTGAAATAATAGATGAGCGGAACGCCATCAGTGCCCTTGAGTCGCTTACGAGTTTGATTCCAACCTGCAAGGCGCGAGTTGTCGGCTGGTTTGAGGCGTAATCCACCCTCCATGATGTCCTCAGCAACCGAGATGCCTCGTGACTTTGGGCTCGGGAATATAGAGGGGTCAGCAACAGAGAACGAGAGATTATCTCCCCCGTTTAGATCCATGATGCGTGAGCCTATCTCCTTACCCGTTAGCCATAGCCCTTCGTTAGGCTTGCCACTCCACCCATAGTCTTCCCGGTAGGTAATAATCGAACCACGAGGGAACTGAGGGAAGTATTCACCGTCAGCCACGGCCTTCCACAGGAAACAATAGGGCTTAGCTGTGCCGTGGTCATAACACCCAAACCGCGTCCAATGAGGGGGGATCTCGAACGGCGCAATGATGTGCTGAGGGCCGAACTCTGGGAAGTAAGCACCGGCTACGATATTGAAATCCCCCTCAAGCCAAGCCTTTACGAGAGCAGGAGAGCCGGACATTTGCAGATTCGCGATATAGTCCGAGCCTAGATAAGGATTGTCGGTGACACGGGCTGGAATGAATATTCGCTGCCTGTCGAGAACCTCACCGTTAAATGGGTTGGTAAAGCTCTCGGTGATTATCTGCCAGCCGAGAGGGGCAACATCCCAATAGCGAGCCTTGACCCAATGATGTCCTGGGCCGCCGGGGTTGAACGTGAGGCGTATTCCACAAGCCACACCCGCACCAGAGCGAAGGGTAGCCATGAGCTTAAATATGGGGGTTGGAGAGGGGAAGTTCCCCGCCTCCTCGACATAGACGCGAGTGTAGCTGTGCCCTTGGTAGTTGTCAGCGTCAGAGTCGTTCTCAAGGTAAGCGAAGCGGAGCCGAGCACCGTTCGCCATCCTCCACATCTTTTCTTGCGTATGCCAGGTCGCGCCTAGCCTTGAGAAGATTGCTTTCGACCTTTCAATGGTTTCTGTGAGTTCGACGAGAGTTCGCCGGACGACGAGGCCGATTGCGTGTTCTCTGAACTGGTCGGCGTGATTGAGCCACTCTCCAAGGAATCCGTCTGTCTTACCTCCTCCGCGGGCACCTCCATAGGCGACCTCAAAGATTGGGCAGGTGACGAAGGCTGATTGAGGGCCAGGGGTTGGCTCCCAGACAACGATTGGGGCTGGTGTTGACTCATCCATGAGTTTACATCCGTTGCTACTGGTGGAAGCCGAGCGACGAAATGCACATGCTCGGCGTTTACGTCGATTGCTTGGACTGGTTTGCCGTATGCCCGGTTGAGAATCTCCTGAGCCGCAGAGAGCGCAACCTTCTCATTGGTCGAGGCCATGAGTTCAATGACCCTCTCGAAGGCTGCTCGACCTTTCGACTTGGCAAGCCGCTTTATATCTTCAGAAACCTTTTTACGGCCTAGAGGGTTGCCGGACTGACCTTTAACGAATGCCACGGCGTTGTTTGTTCCTTTGTTCCGCAAGTTGTTTGCGGTTATTCATGTCTTGAGTAATTAGATTGCGGTATTTCACGAGCATTGACTCACCGAGCCCTGCTACATCGAACCAGAACCGCACAGTTCCGGGGTCAGTATTGTCGCTAAAAACCCATTTAATTGATTCTCGCCAGTCGAAGCTCACTCTTCCGCCTTTGTGCTCGTATCCGGTCTCTAGTCTCCCTTGGATATCCCATTGAGCGCGTTCGATGACGGCGAGGGCTAGAGTCTTGTAAGGGCACTTCGTCTCCTCATGAAGCGTTGAGAGGTTTCGAATAGCGAAGCTATGCATCCTTGAACTCCCTCAGATTGAACTCGAAGGCTTGGCTCAAAATGTAGTGCTGAGCTTGAAGAATGTCCTTTTGTGCTCGCACGTCACGGGCGTCGATAAGGAACAGGCATTTAGTGCAATAGACTTTCTCTTTTGCTGTGTCGTACTCAAACCCAGGTTGGTCACAGGCAGGGCAAAGAGCTTTCATGCGGCCTCGGCTAAAATGGCGGTGAGAGCCGCACCGTTAGCCTTCGGTGTTGCTCGACTCCCCCGCCGGAGGTGATCTCCTTCTGTGTCAAAAAAAGGATCGTGAGAGTCAAGTCAGAAGTTTTGAATTAATTGGGGTCGAACCGGGGCAGTTAATTCAAGATGGTCAAAAGTCGTAAGTGTTAGCAGTTCTGACCACCTCGTTTTCCGCTGATCGATGATCCGGGGAACTTTTTTGCATCCCCGGTAAAGTTTCTTTCATCTGTTACCGATAGTGTATTGACTGATACGACAGTCTGTCGTAAGGTTGAAGCATGACAAACAAGGAGTTAAAAGCGACACTAGATTCTCTTGGGCAGGGGGCTCAAAGCCGTCTGGCTGAGGAGCTTAACGTGAACATTAGAACCGTTCAGCGTTGGGTGGCTGGTGACGTTAGAATCAACCCCTTGATTGTCGGAGCCATAAAAGATGCCATCAAGCGCGTTTCTTCGTTGAAGAAGATTAGCGTTCGTTGGTAGGTTAAGAACTGGTGATTTTTAGGCCCGTTAGTTTCACATAGCCTGTGATAACCAACATTATCGGTAGGAATAACCCTCCGATATCCCAAAGGTCTTTGAATCGCCCCACATGAGGTGATTTATGCCATTTGTTGAAGACCGTATAGCCCCTAATGTTCCAAGCGCTTATATCGGAGTTGAGGAGCCAACAGAACTTGAAGTGGCTGCGTATTATGCGGATCTCCCGTCTGAGGGTTTTGAGATAGCCCTTCAGGAGTTGACCCATGTGATTGGTCGGCTCTCTGGTGGAAACGATTACCTGCTGGACATGAGCCACAAGCGATTTACTGCTGGGCGCATTGCTCCTGAAGTCCACTATCGCCAGCTCGCCAAGTTTGATGGCCGCACCGAGATCCTCGATGCACTCAAGGCCACGATTCAAAGCCTTCGAGATAATTCCAAAGTCCTGTTTCCAAAGACGCCCCTCGAGCGTGACGGGCTTTCAGCACTAATTCAATCAATTTTCGATAAGGGTGAATAATTATGAGTAGCCTACCAGCAATAGCCCCTGATGGGGCTAAGTCGATTGAGGCGGCTTTGATGTTTGGGGATGTCTCCAAGCTCTCCTCTGAGATGAAGCTCGACTATTACAAGCAGCTTTGCGCTTCGATGGGGCTAAATCCCCTGACTCGACCGTTTGAGTGGTTGAGGCTGAACGGCAAGGAAACGCTGTATGCCGGGAAGAATTGCGCGGAGCAGCTGAGGAAGGTGCATCACCTAAGCATCACGATTACCGCTCGGGAGAAGATTGAGAACCTCTACATCATCACGGCTCGAGCGACTGGTAAAGAT